GCATCGTCGGCTGTCTTGAAGCCCTTGTTTGTGACGTAGTCCTTGTGCGAATCGCCATACCACGCGGGCAGCGGTGACGGGCTAGGACTCGGCGATGGTGCCGGTGCGTTGTTCTCGGTCATGTGCGTTCTCCTGGAATAGATGCTCATCTTCGAGCGAAAGGAAGCCGACGATGCGCAGGTACACGTCGCGCAGCGCCGCCTTGTAAACGGTGGCGTGAATGTCGGTCATGCCGGATTTCGGCGACACGACGAGTCCGCCGCTTGTGAGTCCGCAGAACTTGCGAAGGTCGGCGAGCACGACCTCGGCGTTCACGTGAGGCTCCTGTCCTTCGCCGCAGAACGTGCGCAGGTAGGCGATCTGCTTTTCCTTCCTCGTCGGCGTCTTCGCCATTTACGCGCTCCGGCGCAGGTCTTCGGCTTTGGCAGCGTTCAGGGCAGCCTGCGAGAGCTCGGGCGCGGCTGAAGTCACTGCGGCGGCCTGTTGCTGCTCCTGCTGCTGGGCAACGATCTGCGCCACCTGCTTGTCGTCGCGCATGAGCTTCGCCGGCACGCCGTTGATCTCCGAGATCACGCGCACCGACTCCGGCACATCGAGCACGTAGGCCGCATTCGGATCGATGGCGATCGCTGCAGGCAGAACTTCGAGGGTGCGTTGAATGGCGATCGATTCGCTCGCGCGCTGCGCACGGGCAAGGGGTGAGGTGTACTCGACCTGGTATAGATCGTCGAGCTCGGCAAGTTCGTCGGGCAGCGGCGGCAGCAGACCCGCCTCGGCCGCGATGTCGATCTCGCGCTCGATGAGTGGTCCGAGATCTTCCGACTGCTGCCGACCCATGGTGGGTGCGAGCATCACGCCCTTGTTCTGCGCGATCTCGAGCACTTGGGTCGCGGTCATGTTCGGGTTCTCGATCAGGACCTCGTACACGGTCTGCAGGAACACGTCGCGCACGTCCTGCTTCTCGATCTGCATGAGTTCAATACCGAGCGGCACATCGGCGCCGGTCTTGAACGGATGCGCGAGCGGTTGCCCCTGGTCGTTCACCGCGCCGTGATTGAGTGCGCCGGCTCGAAGCGAGAACTGCTCGAGCACTCCTTCCTCGGTGAGCAGGATCGGCGGATCGACCGCCTTCTGCCCGGCACGCAGCACGGTCTTTTTCTGCTCCTGCAGCGTCATGATCGCCGGCCACGCAAGCATCGCAGGCGAGCGTCCGTAGCGCTCGCGCGTCGTCACCATGTACCGGCCTATCGCCCATGGCCAGGTGCGATATCCACCGGGTGCAATCACCGACTTGTCATCGCACGAAACCGTGTAGCTCGCCCAGGGCATGCCGCGGTAATCGGCGCGACTGCGAACGCGCTCCTCGTTCGGGTTTGTGCAGTGAATGAATTCGAAGAGTTTGAGCGGGTCCTTCTCCATCTCGGTCTTGAGCTTCGCGGACAGCTGCTCGCCGTATTTCTTGAGCGCATTGCGGCCGCGCATCTGAAACTTTCGATACAGGGTGTCGATACGTCCGAACTGATCGTCATCCCAGAACACTTCCGACATGTGGCAGGAGATGTAGCGGGCCGGTGCGCTGCGATCGCCGACCGCCTCGTCAATGAACAACGCTGAGTTTCCAAAGGCGCCGAGCGACTGGTAGCCCTGCTGCTTCTGGCTTGCGAAGTTCGCACGCGGTGCGTAGCGGATGGCGAAGAGCACATCGCGCGCCTGCTCGTACCAGGTCTTGACGGGCTTCGACTTCAGAAGCGGCTCGTACTTAGCTGGCGGCTTGAGCCCGTGCCAGAGCTGGGTGCGTGCGGTGAGGAGATCCTCCATCACCGCGGCGAAGCGTTCGTTTGCAATCGCTGCCGTGGAATCGAAGAGCCGTTCGGTGCGCTTCGTACCCTCGGCATCCTTCGTGGTGAAGGTCGCCTCGGATGGCAGCACCCGATACGCGATGTCCTGCCACCAGGTATCGAAATTCGTGCGGTCAGCGGCGAGCGCGGCCTGCCGCTTGATGATCGTGTCGGCGTCGTCGCTCATCCGCCAAGGGTCGCTTTTCCGACGACGGGCGCGGCCGCGTTGCCGGCGAAAATGTTGGCATACACTCCGCGGCGCCGACGCAGCCGATCGGACTCGGCCAACGACTGTTGCGCCTCATCGATCGTCGGCGGCCCTGGCGGCGCCTTCGGGTTTGTGAAGTTGTGGATGCTCTCGCCGGCAGCTTTCAGTCGGCGATACGGGTGGTATCCCGGAATGAGGTCTTTCGGCTTGGTGGGGAGTGAATCCTTGAACTTGCCCATGTCAGGCCTCGACCGTTGCAAGGGATGAACGTGATGCGTTGGTGAGCAGGTGGCGGTACAGCTGCCACGGCGTGAACACCCAGCCGACCGGAATGCCGAGAAGCGCCTTCACCTGCTCGACGCAGGTCATGGGCCCACACCACCAGCGGCCACGCACGCACCCGGAGTTGTGCGTCGCCGCGACCTCGAGCACCGTCGCGCCGGGAACGGTGAGGCGCGCGAGGGCATCATCGCCTTCGAGATCCAATGCGCGAACGTCGGTGAAGGCGGCGTGCGGATTGAACAGCAGCCAGTGCGCGCCATCGAATCGGATCGCATACACGTGCCTGAATCCGTCGCGAGTTCTGAAGAGCCGGTCCCACCAGGCGCGCGTACCGTCGCCATTGCAAAAAACGATGAACCAGCGGGTGCCCATGGGCTGCGAAAGGTCGGCGTTCGCAGATACGAGATCAAGTCAATGCGGAGCGTTTTCGGCGCGCGAGCAGTCGATCAACCTCGCGCACCAGGCGGGCGGAACGCAGTCGCCAATCGACGTTCGAAACCTCACCCGCTTTGTACCTCTTGCGCAGGTCCTCGAGCTCGCCCTGCGCGTCCCCAAGCGTTCTAGGTAAGGGCTTGCCGGTGCTGGTGAGTATTTTCGTCATCGTCATCCCTCGGGCGGCGCAGGCCTTGAGCGAGATATCGGAACGCGTCCGAGCCGTGGCTCGTCCAATCGTGCTTCGGTTTCAAGCTGAAGCAACGAGTTTCGTCGTCCCATTCCTTCTGGTACTGGCGCAGGGCATCGAGTCCGCGCTCGCACTTCTTCGCATCGAACGTGCACCGCGGCAGCAGCACGCGCACCGCGTTGATGCCGTCATCGACGCTTGCGTTCGGCAGCACGCGGATGGGCTTCACACCGAGGTTCTTGAGCGACTGCTTGCGGGAGGTCGCATTGTTGCCCCACTCGCGATCGTCGGCGTCGTGCGGGAGGTAGTGGCCCTCGTACACGTATGGCCGGTCCTTGATCTCACGCGCGTAGTGATCGGCGCCGACGCCTGAGTTCTCGTAGTAGTCGATCACCCGGATGCTGCTGCGAACCTGCTGGATGAACCAGATTGCGGTCGAATCGCCGACGCCCAAATCCCACGCGGTTGTGACCGCGTAGTTCGGATCGTGCGGCACCTCGCAGATGCGACCATCCTTCTCGAGGCGCGCAAGGATGGTGCCGTAGTAGCTGCCCGGAATCGCCGCATCGAAGTCGCAGTAATACTCTTGCCTGATGATGTTGTCGGCCTCGTCATCGCCGCGCTCACCGGCAATCTCACGCCGCTCCTGGGCAATGACCTCCGGCGAGATCACTCCCGTGTCACGCACGGTCAGCAGGCGCGTGTGCCAGGTCGGATCGGTGAGCGCATATCGGTGCAATCGGTAGAAGTGATTGCGGCCCCGAACCGACGAAATGAACAGCGCCCAGCCGCCGTTTTCCGCGAGGATCGGGCGGATATAGGCCCAGGCGTTTGGGTCAGCGAGCGCGTACTCGGAGAACACGACGCCTGCCGGCGGGGCGCCAACGATCGAGTTGTAGTTGTCCGAGCCCAGCACCTGCCAGGTCGAGCCATTCAGGAACTCGATGAACATCTCCTGCTCGCGGGTGCGCCGGCGGATCTGCTTCGGGAAGGCCTGGTCAATGCGACGTATGCCGGTGTGCGGATCGACCGCTGCCCAGATCGCTTTGCGGGCCTGCGATGCCTCCGGAAGCATGTGCCAGTACGTTGCCCGCCTTCGCTGTGAGGCGACGGCTGCCCAGTTGAGTGCGACGTCGTCTTTGCCGCATCGGCGATGCCACGGCTCGACGGCTCGCTTGCCGCCGTTGTTCAGGTAGCGCCAGAGCTCGTCCTGGTATGGACGCGTCAGCCAGTTGCTAGGCAGCCGGATCGCGTCTGGTTGGGTCGACAATCTCGATCCTCAGGGTGTCGGAGCCTGTCGAGAGTTCCGTGCGCGAGAGCTTCGGAATGTGGTACTCGATCGCGCCGAAGTAGATCTGCGCAGCCCGGCCGGGGTCTGGCTTCACGACGTAAGCACCTGGCTTTGCACCCTTGCTGCGGTCTCGGATGCCATTCGCGCACTGTGTGAGCCAGCGGTTCACATCCTTCGCGCGGCCTTGGGCGATGAGCGCGACCGCGGCGCGAACGTCGGCCGTTGCCTTGTTTGGCACCCCCTTCTGCCGGCCCTTGCCGGCGTTCGGCGGTTTGGCTCGCTCGCTCAACTCACCCGCCTCTGTCTCGAAACCGCCCGCCGAGTGAGCGAGTTGGAATCGCCGTCCTCGGTGTCACCAGCTGGGCCGGAGTGCTTCACGTGCCCGAGCTCGCGCATCAGCGCGTCTGTCATCAGCACGAGGATGGTGTCGCCCGACTCGCCGCGCAGCAGCTCGACCGCCTCCTCGTTCTCGCCGGCGGATGAGATGAAGTTTCGAAGCCTGACGAGCTCGCCCTGCATGCCACGAAGGATGCGGTTTCGGATGAGCTCTACCCGTTTCAGCGACATGAGATTCCTCCCGTTAGTTACCGCGCGCAGTGGGCGGCGGCAGGATGATTGCGGAGCCCGGATCGTTGGCCGCACCCTGGTCGGCCATGGCGAGCAGCTGCTCCTCGCGCTCGCGATACGACCAGGCCATCGAGTCGCCCAAGTCCGCGGCCGAGATGATGCCCTTGTGCAAGAGCAGCCTCACCAGGCCATTGATCGCAGCCTGCGACTGCTGTGCCTGGCCAAACGCCGCGACCGCGACATCGACGCCGCGCATTCCGGTCATCGCCTTCGATGCGGCGGCCGCGCAGGCTGAGGCCGCCCTGCCCTCCTTCGATTTCGCCTTGTCCTGCTCGACTGTCATCGTGATTGCTCCACGTGGAACGAAAGTTAGAACGGATCTGCAGCCATCGTTGAACGCGCTTCGGGCAACGATAGCGAAGCCTGCTCGTGGTACTCGCCGAGCTCGGCTACCCGCAGCCGCATCACGCCTCCAACACGTTTGTCAGCGCGCACGATGTGCAGGTCGTCGATGTGGCCGTCGTCAACGATCACGCCTGCGTGATAGAGCGCATCGAGCAGCCCCTTCCAGCAGTTGTCGAGGTCGCGTGTCCTCGCATCCGGTGGGTGCGCGATCGCATGCACCGCCAAGCGTCCCTTCACCGCGCCCTTCGGAACACGCTGGCGGCGGATCTCATCGGCCACTCGGACGCGGTACTCGCGTCCCTGCTCGCTGATGAGGACCTGTGCGCGCGCCTTCTTGAACTTGCCCCCGAGCACGATGTGGCGCCAGTAGGTGTTCACGCTCGGCGGCCACGGAAGGTCGAAGTGCAGCGTCATGAGAGGCGAGTCGGTCATCGACGCTTGCCCTTCGCGATGCGCCGCTGGATCTGCCGCATCCGGCGCGAGAGTTGGTCTCGCCGGCGAGAGCGCTTGCGATTCTCCTGGAACCAGCGCTCCTCGTCCTGGCGGCCGTTCACGCGTGGTGCCTTGTTGGCGCGGTGCATTGGCATCAGCGTTCGTCCTGGCGCGGAGCGTCAATCGCCGGACGAGCGGTGAAAATATGTTCGCCGCCTTCTGCCAACACTGCTACGCGCACCGGATGACACACCAGCGCGGACAGACGCGGTATCAGGTCTGTTTCGAAGTAAACGCACTCCTCGTTCACATAGTCGCCAGCGACCTTGCCGGCAATGATTGGCATTGGGTCTCCACCTTGCCATGACGGCACTCGATAGCCGCTCAACCGCTGGTCTTGTTGAGTTGCCAGAACCGTTTCGGCGGCCTTCAGGCAATCGCGGCAGTACATGAACTGCGTTACGAAAGAGCCGCGATCGCTCATGATTTCGCCTCGAAGTGGCAGTTCGTGACTGTTGAGTGGGACGGGGCACGAGCGATTTCGGCCAGGGCATGCGCCGCTGCAACCTGTGCGCCTTCCTGCGTCGCGGCTTTCAGCACTCGCTCGAGCGCTGCTGCAGCGGCCTCGATGGTTCCCGGTGAGTTGCCGATGCTGAGCATCACGGGCCGCTCGGTTTTGCGCGCGCTCATGGGTTAGTGCGCTCCCACCTGGTTGCCGCTGCCCTTCTTGCGACGCGGCTCATCGTCCGCATCGGCGTCCTCGTCATCGTCCGCACCCTCGTTGAGCGGCAGGTTCTTCTGGCGCTTGTCGAGCTCGGGCTTCTGGCCGAATGCGAGCTGCACGGAGATCTTGTGGCCAGTGTGTTTGCGGATGGCTTCGACATCGCCCTCGGCCGGCGCCTCGATCTCGCAGCTCATCCAGGTCATGCCGCCTATCTGCGGTTGCAGAACAACCTTCATGATCTTCGCCTTCGCAAGCGTGAGTGTCGTGTCATCGAGGGTGAGCGTCACGCTCGAATCGACGTAGCGGTGCACGAGTTTGAGCTCGTTCACGTCATCACCGAAGCGCGGCTGGATCGCATCGTCGCCCTTGCGGATGAACAGGTGCGCGGCGGCATCGGCGCCCAAGATCTTGTCGAGCGCCTTCGCGTTCAGCATCAGCCCCTCGAGCGAGAAACTCACGAGGTCCTCGCGCTTCTCGCCCTCCCCTTCGCCGTTGCTCGTGAACTTGCTGCCGAGCTGGCAGGACATTTCGGGTAGTTTGAATTTCTTCGGCATGTGTGCTGCTCTCCAGTGGTTAGACAGCGCGCGGCTGTTGTGAGTGTTCGTTGCACAGGCGTTCGGCACCATCGACCTTGTCGGCCCTGCCGATCTGCACCGGCGATGCCCAGACGCCTTCGATGAAAAATGCTTCGAAGCCCGTCACCTGGTCGGTGTCGCTGAGCTCGTGCTGAATCGCGTAGTAGCCGTCCGTCGACATGCGGTGCCAGGTGTGATGTTCTCTGAAGGTCATGCGCGTTCCCTCTCGCGTCGTTTGGCCTGAGCAACGCGCATCCGATCGCGTGTCTTGCATGGCCCGCACACAAGCGTCGCTGGGTGGCACTGCTGGGCGAGCGGCAATTGGCAGCGCTGGCAGATGCGCTTCATGCGGCACCTCGAGCGAGCGTGTGGCCGGCAAGGAAGCGGTCGATAGCTAGGTCCGCCTCGAGCATCGCGGAAGCCCACGCAACGTCAGCGTCGAAGTCGATGCCAGCGGCGGTTGCAGTTCGCGCGTCCTGCGCCCAGAGGTCCGCGTGCTGTTTCAGGATCCGTGCAATCGCTGCGGACTTGGGACCCACCTGGCCGCGGCGGTTGAGCTCAGGCGTTTGGTCAGGCGCGTAGTTGCGACCGCGGGCGGCGGCACGGGTCATGTGGCGCACGACGCGTGTGGAGGCTGCGCGGGTCCAGGCGTCGCTCATGCGGCGGCTCCAGCGGTTGGCAGACGACCACGATCGCGTAGCTGGCGGACGGCGATGACGGCCTGGCTTTCGCTCACCCAGGCGAGCTGGGCGATGCGCGATGTCTCCTCGGGTTTGCACAGCCCAGCAGCCAGCACTTTGCAGACCGCCTCGTTGATCGCCTCGAAGTCGCCGTTCTTGCGCTCGCCCTTGCCGGCTCTTCGGCTTTGGGGGTCTTCAGGGGGAGAAATCCGTCCAGAAAAATCTTCCGGTTTTGTCTCGTTCGTGTGAGCTGCGCCGCCTGAGTTATCCACAGGCCCGGTGCTTCCTGTTCCTGTTCCTGTTCCTGCTCTTTCTCCCTCTCCTGCTCCCTCTCCTGTTCCTGTTCCTGGCTTCGAAGGGGCTTCGGAGCCCCTTCCGAGGGACTTGCCGTTTTCGCCGTTTCTGCGCACGCCTTCGAGTTCGAATGCTTCGGCGTACCTGTCGAGAAAAGCGTTGAAGAACGGTGACTTGCGGTACTGCTCAAGTTCCTTCACCAGTGCCTTGTGGCGGTTGTCACGCTTGGTCAGATGCTCACCGACTTGGTGTTTCGCCATTTCGACCACGAAAACGGTCTTTGAGCGCTCATCGAAGGTGGCATATCCCCCTTCGGAGAGGCTCCGAAGGACCTTCAAAGCCCCTTCCCGGTCGAGGTGCCCGACCTCATCGATCAGCGTCGCGAGGTTGAGGTAGTAAAGCCCGATCATGTTGGCCATCGGGCAGGTGAACAGGTACGAGCCGACCACCTGGGCGTCGCGACCGAGCTCACGCAGAAGGCCACCTGTTTCACCAGTCCAGAACTTCGGGCTGAACTTCGAGTAGTCGCGCATCAGGCGACTCCCGCCTCTCGAATGCCATGGCGTTCCGCCCAGGCGCCGAGTTGCACCATGGTCCGAAGGCCGGTCTTGCGACGAATCTTCATCGTCCGCACGTGTACCGCCTGAAACGTCACTTGGTGCTCGGTGGCGATGTCGGTGAGGGTCTTGCCAGCAAGCATCAGGCGCAGAGTCTGAAGTTCGATTGATGTCAATTCGCGGCCCATCATCGGCGCCTCCCGCTCGCGCTTCTCACGCGGCCCTCGCGTGGAGCTTTCGCGCCGCATTCCTGGCAGACGCGACCCTTATGCAGGGTGTCGCGTTGGCACCGTGAGCACGGCGCATTGGCAAGCGTTCCGATGGCGATCCGCGACTCGCGTCGGCTCCGTGGATAGTCGCTCATGCGACGGCTCCGACAGCGCAACGGCCGCGCGCAAATAAGCCAGCGCCTACACGAATTGATCGGGTTGCGAAAAAACCGGGACGCGCCCGGCCTGTGTTTTTGCTGGTGCGCGTCCTCACGTTCGGCCTCGCTGTGCCATGGCCTGGTTACGAGCTCGTTTCGCGGCGTGGTGCGCGCGAAGGCTCTCGATGCGACGTTGCTCGCCGGCCTTCGACCTCGTGTAGGGCTTTGCCCGCGGAATGGGCGGCCTGCCGGATTGGTTGTTAGGCGCCTTGCAGTGGATGCAGCCGAGCGCATCGTGCATCGTGAGCGCGCCACCGCACTCGGTGCCCTGGCAGGTGAGCATGGTGAAGCTGCGGACGGAACTCATCGTCCGCCGCCCTTGCCCATCTGTCCGTCGCCGTCCAGATCGAGGCCGTGTGTGACGGACAAGGCCATCAGTAACTTCGCTTCGGCAAAATCCTTAAGAGCCGATTCGTGAACCAGCCTCCTAACAAATTCCTGCTCGGAAATGCCTTGTTTTTTCGCTTGGCGAGCTACCCACACTTTGCCGACGTCGGTGAGGCCCAGGCGCTTGATGTCTTTCAAGTCGAGGGCCATCAGCGCTTGATCCTTGTTAGGAGTTTGCCGGTTAAGTCCAATTGCGCGATCGAGACCAAGGCGATCTTCCCCTCAGGCGCGAAGTTGTTAGGAAGCGAGCTGCGGTGGATTCTTGGTGACCCGATCGATGTGCAGCTGGTGCAGCTTGAGAGCCGCGTCACCGTTGGGCGCCTTGATCCGGCCGTTCGCGATGTCGCTGACCGTCGAGGTCGCCATCCCGCACTCCTGGCCAATCTCCGATTGCTTCATTCCCGCGGCCTGCAGGTCCCGAATGCGTGATGCCCAGCTGTTCATGGCGCCGAAGTTACGGGATTTCGTAATTCCGTGTCAACGACATGTCGTAACGGAATTCCGTGAGAATTCGCTGATGGAAACTATTGGCGACCGGATTCGCAAGCGGCGCAAGGAGTTGCGTCTGACTCAAGGCGAGGTCGGTAGGAAGGCAGGCCTCGCGACCGCAACCATCTCCGACATGGAAAACGGCCGGCAGCGCGAGACAACGAAGCCGCTCGGTATTGCCCAGGCGCTAGGCGTGCGTGTCGAATGGCTCACGAGCGGTGAAGGCTCGATGCTCCTGGTTGAGGGCGAGCGCGAGGCGGCGATGGTACGCGACGTTGTGAGGCACACGGCGCATGGCGTGCCGGTGACAAAGGAGGGCGCGCTCGTCGGCGCCGAGTGGGACAAGATCGAGGGCGACGAATACCGCAAGCTCGCTCGAGAGTTCATCGAAGGCCTTGTCGCAGCACAGAAGCGCGAGGCCCGCCGAAGATTCGACGCCGGCGCACTAACTCCGTCAAGCAAAGACAGAAAAACCAAGGGTATTGGACACAATGAGCCCTACCCCATTCGAGAATCCGACAGATCGAGATGATCTAGTTAGGACCTGGCATCGCCTCGCGCAGGAGTCTCACGGTGAGGGGTTCGTGCGTGGTGCCGTTGCCCTCCTCCTTGCTGAAATTTCCGTCTATGCGGCAATTCATGGTTTCGCCTCGCTCCTTCGTGGAGAACGGTTCGAGGGCTGGCTCTTCCTGGCTGTCGGCGCATATGCCGTGAGCGTTGCTTACCGCTTATTCCGCAAGGCTTTTCCGCTGATTTGACGTAACTGGGTTACGGCCGATCCAAATCCTCGTGCCGCAAAGTTACGGAATCCCGTTGACACGAATTACGGGATAGCGTAATTTCGCTCCAAGACAGACACGGAGCGACCCATGCCGAACATCACTTTCCGCTGCCCCCACTGCAAGACGCAGCCGTGCGAGGTCGCCAACAAGTCCTACGACGGCATCGAACTGATGGTCAGCGAGTGCTGCGACGAGGTCGCCGAGCGCGTCTACCTGTGCGTTACCTGCGGCGAGCGCGAATCGCACAACGGCTGCGACGACTGCTTCCCGTGCGTCGTCGAGTCGATCATCGCCGACCCCCGCGCGCTCGAGATGTGCGCGGAGCCGCTGCGGCTTGAGATCGGCAAGGCGCTCGCTGCCCGGTTGCAGCCGTTCCTCACCAGGAGGCAGGCAGCGTGAGCGCCACCGCTGTCGACCTGTTCGCCGGTATGGGCGGTTTCACTGAGGGCGCGAAGGAAGCCGGCCTCGAAGTTGTTTGGGCCGCGAATCACTGGCCCGAGGCTGTCGAAACCCACGCGCAGAACAACCCGGAAACCCTTCACGCCTGCCAGGACTTACAGCAGGCGAATTGGCTCGATGTTCCCGAGCACGACTTCCTGCTCGCGTCTCCAAGCTGCCAGGGTCACTCACCCGCTCGCGGCAAGGACCGACCCCACCACGATGCGGCGCGCGCGACCGCGTGGGCGGTGGTGAGTTGCGCGGAAGTCCACCGGCCCGAGGTGGTCGTGTGCGAAAACGTCCCTGCCTGGGCGCGCTGGGTGCTGTGGCCGGCATGGTGCCAGGCCATGAACGCGCTCGACTACGCGCTCGCTCTGCAGGTGGTCGACGCGGCCGACTACGGCGTCCCACAGAATCGCCGGCGCCTCATCGTCATCGGCACGCGCTCGAAGCATCCCCTCGAACTTCGCCAGCGCCACAGCGCGCACAAGCCGATCCGCCCCTGCATCGACTGGAATGGCGGCGAGTGGCGAAAGATAGACGGCACGCTCGCGAAGGCGACGCGCAACCGAATTGCGAACGGCCGCCAGCAGCACGGCGATCAGTTCGTCACGCCGTACTACGGCAACGGCTCAGGCCTCACCGGCCGAAGCGTCGACCGACCGATTGGCACCATCACGACGCGCGACCGCTGGGCAGTAGTCAACGGCGACCGCATGCGGATCCTGAGCGTCGACGAGTGCCGTGCTGCGATGGGTTTCCGCCGCGACATCAAGTTGCCGGCTAACAAGAAGCTCGCGAAGCACATGCTCGGCAACGCTGTACCGCCGCCGCTGGCCGCTGGTGTGCTCGACGAAATTCGGAGAGCAGCATGAGCACCGAACCGAACAGGGCGATCAAGGCCGACAAGGCGCAGGTGTCACCACTCGCGTTGGCCCCAAAGGTTGCGCCCACCTCCGGGGCTGTGACAGTCCCCGGAGCTTCCTATCTCGCCGGCCGCCAGTCTGTCTGCGACGAGGTGAACGCTGGGCAGCGCGAATTCGTCGACAAGATGGTCGGGATGGTGCGGTCGTGAGCGCAGTCGAACAAGCATGGCTGCTTGAGCGCCAGTGCGAGTTGCAGGCCCTCGTCAGCGAACGTGAGGGCATGGTCGCAGAGAACCTGCACCGACAGCATTGCGGCCACAGCATCGCCTACGGCGAGGAAGCGTTCGCGCAGAACGCATCGGCCATTCAGCAGATCGCCAACACCATCCACGAAGCGAGGCAGGCGTGAACGTCTTCACCTGGGCCTACATCGAGGGCGCGCTGATCGTCACTGCCATCGGCTTCCTGCTGCTGGCCCTCGTGCTGATCGTGCTGATCCACTGGCTCGAATCGCGTCTCTGGCGCCGCTTCGTCCACGCCTGCGGTGGCGAGAAGTCCGCGATGGCCGTGCTCGAAGCCGCCGAGGCGAGTGCGGTTTCTGCCACCGACGTATTCGCCGGCCACGCATTCAAGGCTGCCAGCCGCTTCGGCCATCTCCCTGAGGATGTGCAATGACCGCCGAAGCCGTCACCGTTGCCGACGTCGACGACATGCTGCTGCGGGAATTCGCGCAGGCATCGTTCAACAACCTCAAGGCGGAAATGTCTCGCCTCGCCCCGCGCGCGCTCGACAAGGTCCTCGCCGAATTTCAACTCCTAGGGTTCGCCGGCTTCATGGTTCGCGAGGTCAACGGGCAGCTGCTCGTCGAAGGCCTGGCAGCGAACGAGATCAGCCGCGACGTGCCCGACTTTCTTCGAGAGGTAGGTGCCTTATGACGATCACGAGCCGCATGCCGCGCGCCGACTACGACGCGATCGCTGCCCTGAATATCTCCAAGCTGAAGGAGGTGAAGCGCTCGCCGCTGCACTTCCGGCACATGCTCGACAACCCGAAGGTGTCGGATCCGTTGACGCTCGGGACTGCGACGCACGTGGCGACGTTGGAGCCGGAGCGGTACGCGAGCGAGTTTGCGGTGTGGAACCGCGTGACCGAAGGCGGTGCCATGGCACCTCGCCGCGGCCAGTATTGGGAAGGCTTCGTCGCCAACGCCGGCAAGAAGACCATCCTCACGCCCGAGCAGAACGACCTCGCCAACGCGATCGCGAAATCCGTGAGGTTCAACGAGGACGCGAACCGCTTCCTCGAGGTCGGCGACTCCGAAGTCACGCTCGAATGGAATCTGCCGGCCGAGCTCGGCGGCAGGCCTGCAAAGGGTCGCGTCGACTGGATCACGCGCATCGATGGGAAGCCGTACCTGGTGGGCCTCAAGACCACGCGCGACTGCCGGCATTTCCAGTTCGCAAAGCAGGCCGCGAATCTCGGGTATCACCTCGCCTGGGCCTACTACTTCGACGGTTACAAGGCGCTGAAGGGCATCGAGCCCGGCGTCATCGAGATCGTCGTCGAGTCCGATGCACCGCACGCGGTCGCCGTCTACCGGATCCCCGAGGACATCATCCTGCAGGGCCGCGAAGAGTATTGGGAGTGCGCCAAGTTGCTCGCCGAATGCGAAGCGAGCGGTGAGTGGCCCGGCCCGGTCGCGGGCATCGAAGAATTGACGCTCCCGTCCTGGGCATACAAACAAGAGGACGACATCGCGGATATTGATCTGCAGGCCGCCTAACCACTTTCCGCGCACAGGCATATCGCCACAGCGCGACATTTGAGGATGACACAATGGACGAGAACAAGAGAACTTTCGCGGACCCGACCGATTGGGATCAGCTGTACCCGGGCCGCTTCATGAAGGCGGGCGAGTTTCAGGGCAAAAGGCCGACGCTCACCATCACCGCCGTGAAGCTCGACGAACTCGAAGGCACCAAGGGCAGGCAGGTCAAGGGAATCATTTCCTTCCGCGAGACCGAGAAGGCCTTGGCCCTCAACCGCACGAACGGCATCTGCCTCAAGGCGATGTTCGGCCGACGTGTGCAGGAGTGGGTTGGCAAGCGCGTGACCCTATTCGCCGGCGTCTGGAACGACGAGGAATGCATCCGCGTCTGGGGCTCGCCAGACATCGCAGCCACAATGGAGGTGTCGGTCGAACTGCCGCGGAAGCGCCCGATCAAGATGACCATGAACAAGGTCGAGCCGAAGACGAAGCCGAACGATCCCACCTAACCACCCGAGGACACCATGACCGAGAACACCGACAACACCCGCATCTACGTCGTCACCGACAAAGCGACAGGCGAGCAGCAACTCATCCGCGCGACGAGCCAGTCGCAGGCCATTCGACATGCTGCTGAGAAGGTCTACGCCGCACGCGTGGCATCGGTCGACGACATCATCGCGATCGCCGGCGATGGCGTGAAGGTCCAGAAGGCGGCGGCGTAACCGCAATTCATCAGGGAGAACGCCATGCACAAGCCCAAGTACACCAAGCTCGACGCGAACCTCGAGCCGCTGCCGGACGATCATCCAAACGAAGGCGATGGCAAGCACCTCGCCGTGCGTGTCGAACATCCATTGCTGGTCGGCTCGATCATCGTCTCGGCGTACCGTGCTTCGGATCGCTCGACGTCCAAGGATGCGAAAGTGGTCGCCGAGAAGTTCAGTGCGCTCGGCAAAAGCTGGCGCCTGCCATCCGTCGAGGAAGCCTTTTTCATTTCCGACCGCACGCGGTCCGAGGTCGGCCTCGACCCGAACTTCTTCCCCGATGCCGACAGCTACGAGCCCACCTGGACCGCCGATGTCGACAGCACGTCCCCGTCGGGCTTCGCGTGGAGCGTCAACCTCGGCGTTGGCTATTGCGACTGGGACGGCCAGAGCCTTCGCGATCACGTGCGTCCGGTCCTCGCCGGTCAGTCCTAACCCTTTTTCATTTTGCGAAGGGCACCACCCATGAAATCGATTGCAACCGATATCCGTGCACTCCTGATCGAGCGGATCAACGAATCGAGTCCAGCAGAAGTGCTGCGCATTGCCGCGGGCCTGGCCGCGAACGAGCAGATCGAAGTGCTCGCCAAGGGGGCGCGGTTTGCGCAGCCCACCATCGGTGCCGACACGGCGGCGCGGCCGCGCTTCGTGAACCTCGATGCAGACGGGCAGCCGGCGAAGGTCGGTCAGTGGGTCTACGACAGCACCACGGGCCTCCTGTGGGGGCGCAGCGTGCTCGAGGGCACGTTCACCTGGAAGGATGCCCTCGCGGCCTGCGAGAACGTGAAGTTCCGCGGGACAGCCTGCCGCGCGCCGACGCTGCAGGAACGTTTCTCGATCACCGACTACACCAGGCATTCGCCGGCGCTCGACACCGCGCACTTCGCGAAGGACGAGGGCTGGGAATGGACGTCGACGCCTTACGCGTCGTCCCCGTCGGACTACGCGTGGTTCGT